CATCTCCGATCAACAACCCGACCCAGCTATCACGGCCGCTGGAACACTGTGGTGGAATGACTCCACCGGATCCCTGTTCGTTCTCTACAACGATGGTGGACCTACACGGCTTTGGATCCAAATCGCTGGCGCTGGCGCAATCAATGCCGGACAAGGTGGATCCGTATCGAAGATCGACACGGGAACTGGTCTCACAACCCTAAATGGTCAACCAATCACCACTCAAGGCACACTTATCCTTAAGCCAGCCTCTGCCAACGAAATCGGTGGTGTGAAGCCAGGGATCAACGTCACGATTGACCCAGACGGAACAATCAATATGGCTGGCCCAGGAACGGGCACAGTATCTCAAATTCAGACTGGCCCCGGTATCACCGGCGGTCCAATCACCACAACTGGCACCATCGGTCTTGCTTCGGCCACTTCAAGCCAAATTGGTGGAGTTAAGCCTGGGGCTGGCACTGGGGTCACTGGCGACGGTGCTCTCTTCATCGAGGCTGCAACACCCTCCTCGATTGGTGGTGTGATTGTTGGCACGGGCCTGAACGTCTCGCCAAGCGGCGTATTGGCCGTTGACCCCGTTCCTCCTGGTTTCCTCCCCGCTGGAACCGTCCAGTGGTACGCTGGCCAAACCCCACCTGCTGGTTGGTTCTATTGCAACGGTTCTGTACTTGAGACGGCCACGTACCCCGCACTATACGCCGCAATCGGACGCACTTATACTGGAATTTCAGTTCCTCCAACCCAATTCCAAATACCGGATCTTCGCGGCCAGTTTGTCAGAGGTTGGGATAACCGATCAACGGGTGGCGCAGATAATAGCCGCCTTTTCGGTTCCTACCAAAACGATTCGTTCCGCTCCCACGTCCACGCTCTAACGATGCCAACGCTTGGTTACGGTGGCGTTGCGTATGGTGGTCAGATCGAGGCTATCGCCGCTCCGACCACTCAGATGACCAGCCAAGGCCGTCCCAACAACGGAAACATCCAGATGCTGAACCCGAACGATCAGGGCAATGTTAATTCGACCCCTGTTAACTCCACTGGCGGCACGGAAACTCGTCCGCTTAACGTGGCCCTTCTGCCCATCATTAAGAGCTGATTATGTTGCCCAATATCTCCACAGCGGCTTACGCCTATTCAACTAATCAGTCGGCGGTTTTAGTCACTTACATTGATGCTACCACCGCTATCGTTTATCCAAACCAGTTTGAGAATCCACGGACACAGCAGCTGCTTAATTGGGTTCGCGGCGGCGGTCAGATCGCCCCGTATGTTCCCGCGCCGGTTCCGGTTCCTGGACCTCCCTCATACATCTCTTGCTACATCGAGACTGAAGCCGTTGTAGCATATCAGCAAGACATCACAACTTGGGGCTCTGCGTCCGCCTTTGGCCTCTCTTTGAACGCTGGCACTTCTGTGCAGTTGACGGGAGGTCGCGCCTATCAAATCGACCTGACCGTTGGCGTGAACTTCATCGCCAATGCGGAGAACTACATTCAGTTCACCCTCGTTAATGCTGACACCAATGCAGGGCTCCTTCCTGGTGAAAACATTAACAACTTGAACATCAGGGCTACTGAAACCGGCCAAAATCCGCCTGTGGTGGATGGCCAAAACTCAGTTCCAACCCTTAGTTACATTTACGTACCGACAGAAGACGTAAGTATCAAAGTCAGGCTCACGGGAACTGGCGGCGGCAACACCAACACAGGGAAAGTTCGGCAACTGTACTCCTCCTGGACTATCGCTGAGATAGTCGACGAGACAATCTACGCTGAGAAAGTTGGTCCTCGGGGCCCTATTGGTCCCGAAGGTCCCACTGGACCTGTCGGTGGAGCTGGCCCAATCGGACCGCAAGGACCGACAGGCATCCAAGGCCCACAGGGCGTTCCCGGTCCCACAGGACCAGCAGGTCAGCCCGGTCCCGGTGTTCTCTTCTTGGGGACAGTCGCTACCTCTGGTGATCTCCCAGCTTCAGCGACTCAAGGCGACGCTTACACTGTTACCGCCACCAACACTCTGTGGATCTACGATGGCACGCAATGGAATGATGCCGGTGTAATCCAAGGCCCTCAAGGAATTCAAGGGACCCCGGGTCCTACAGGACCTGCTGGGGCGACTGGCCCTCAGGGACCCATTGGACCCGCTGGTCCCACTGGACCACAAGGACCACAAGGGATTCAAGGTTTGCCCGGACCTACTGGGGCAACTGGGAGCACAGGGGCCGCTGGCCCTGTTGGACCTGTTGGACCTCAGGGACCCACTGGACCTCAAGGTTTGACCGGTCCTGCGGGACCTACCGGTGCCCCAACGATTATTGCAAGCAGCCAAGCCTACACCATCGCTCAAGGCATTTATCCAAACACGACCACATACGCAAGTATCAATCTGCCTGCTGGAACCACTGCGTTCTTCATCACAGTTGATATGAGTCTGACGTCTCCTAACGAGTTCAACATACCCACTATCGAGCCTCAGATCAACTTCTCGAGCAACGGTGCTTATGGGGGAACGAGCTACTCCGCCAGTCTGGCTTCTGTACGGGTGACCAACAATGTACTTTTAAGCGTCCCCGCAAGTCAATCTTGGGGTCAATCAAATCTCCCTTCGAACCTCAGCTACACAATCAACCTTCAATTCACTGGAAATACTAATGGTGGCCAGACCATCCTCGGCTACGACTACACAATCATCTGCTGGTCATAATGGCAGCCATCCCAAGCAACTTAGGAGTACCCACTGGAACTATTATGTGGTCAGCCGCACCGGAAGTGCCGGTGGGCTGGCTACTATGTGACGGAAGGCTGGTGACAGTAGGTGATCAACCGGCTTTGGCCGCGTATATCGGTAACACATACGGAGGAGACGGTACGACCACCATTGGGCTTCCGGATCTTGTTGGCCGCTTCGCGATGAGTATCGGGGATGCTGGACGTGAGAACTTCACTTATCAGGACGGCATCAACAAGGAGCACATCCATGGGATGTTCGCGAATCAAACCCACACTCACGGCGTGACCGATCCCGGCCACGAACACCCCACAAGCAGCGGTTCCCACTCTCACGATACATCCTCTAACCACACTCACACCAATACTTCAAACCACTTTCATAGAACAGGATACGGTGGGGAAGGCAGCCCTTATAAGTTCGGATTTGTAACCCACGGATATAGTTCGTTTAGCAACTCTGCTACAGAAACTTACGCTCCCATCCCTAGCCAGTACTCACGCAATCCTGCCACTGACTTCTTCAGAACTGTAAAGTTCAGCTTCGATTTCCCAAACTATACTAATCCTCAAGGTAAAACGGGAATCACAATGGTTAACTCCAACGTGACTGGAACCACGGTGGAAATCGCTTTCACTGGCGTTACTCTCGCGACTAAAGTGACGGGCATTACCTTGCAGCAAGCACAAACGGGAATGACTGTAGATCATTTTGGGGTTGTTGGTGGTCCACGCCCGCAAAACATCGCCCTCCTGCCGATCATTCGAACCTAAAATGCCCACAAACGTTCGCATCACATCGGCACGTTACGCAAACGCCGAAAATACTCTCGTCTTTGTTCTCCTCGATACCGGGGAAACTTGGTTTGTAGTCCCGAATAATGGCTCGGGCCAAGCTAACATTCTTGCCGCGTGGGCCTCCGGCGGTGGGAATATTGGCCCATACGTTCCGCCAGTTCCTGGAGGGACAGTTCCACCTGGCTCCCTCATCTGGTATGCCTCCAATCGTGTTCCGTCTGGTTGGTTGCTCTGTGACGGAAGTCAAGTGAAGCGTCAGCAATATCCAAAACTTTTTGCCACGATCGGTACAACATTCGGTTTGGGGAATGGCTCAACGACTTTCAACCTTCCCGATCTCCGCGGAAAGTTCATTCGTGGGTGGGGTCCAGTTAATCCCCTAGACCCAGGCAGACAATTTGGAAGTGCACAGGAAAATCTTCTCGCCGCACACCGTCACTCTATTACAGATCCCGGCCACACTCACGTGGTCAACGACCCAGGACACCTTCACGCGGTGAATGATCCTGGCCACACCCATGTCGGTGATGATCCTGGCCACTCGCATACTGTGACTGATCCTACTCACGCGCATAGTATTGATATGTACGAAGACAACTTGTTCTTCGGCATTCAGATTGGGTCAAGTGCGGCGGTTATCACTCCTTATTTTGACAACAATAGTCCCGTTTACGGTTACTACTCCCCTGATACAGTAAAAAGCGGCGCGAACCTATCCGTTGTAGAAGCATCAGCTAACTTGCTAACAGGGATTGGTGAAGCAAATGTGTCCGATTTGATCAATTTTACAGGCATCACGGTTGATCCCGCAGTAACTAATATCATAGAGACTGATTCCGAGGGAGGATTCCAAACTCGTCCATTCAACCTCTCGCTGCTTCCATACATCAGATTCTAACATGACAATCATCAAAGCAGCGCAACACGCCAACAAAGAAAAAACTCTCGTTTTTGTCCTCTACATCGACGAGACGAGCAAATTTGTTACTCCCGACGATGGCAGTAATGAGTCACACCACTTGGCTGCTTGGCTTCGTGCTGGAAACTCCATTGGCGAGTTTGTGCCCGTGATCTCTGGTGGAGTGATCCCAGCCGGTGCGGTGATGTGGTTTTGTTCTACTAGGGCACCTGAGGGATACCTCCTGTGTGATGGATCTCAGGTTTCAAGAGTTCAGTACTCCCAGTTGTTCCGCGCTATTGGAACCGTCTACGGGGAGGGAGACGGTGTTTCCACCTTCAATCTCCCGAATCTAGTCGGTAGATTTGTTCGTGGGTGGGGACCCGTAAGCCCACTCGATCCCACTCGGGAGTTCGGTTCACTTCAGGGAGATGGAGTAGGCGATCACACTCACGGTTTACAACCAATTACTCACACCCATACTATAACAGATCCGGGCCACCTCCACGGTGTTACAGATCCCGGCCACATCCACGAGATCATTGATTTCGGGCATAACCATAGCGTAACTGACCCCGGCCACCAACACGACATTGTTGACCTTAGTCACACTGGCTGGGCGGACGGCTATAGCCGAAGCAATAGCGGTCTCTTGCGCATGGACGTCACCAGTACTTCCATTTTCTATCGAAATGTTAAATTTGTACTGAGTTCTATGAACACCGATATGGTGGTCGCCACAGATCCTGCGAACCTCCTATTGGCAAATGCGCAATCAAACGTGGTTGCCGGTGACGCTTTCACAAATGTGAGCATTAACGTTGCCACAACAAACATCCCAAACACCGAAATCACTGGAAACAGCGAAACTCGGCCTGAAAACATTGCCCTTCTTCCAGTCATTCGCTACTGAGGGTAAAACTTACTTAACTCGGCCATCTCTTAGCCTACAGCATGGCATTTACTCCGTATAATTTCCCAGATCAGCCATTTGATGGCCAGGTGTATCCCAATCCTGCGATCCCTGGGACTTTTCAGTACAAATGGATACAGGCCAAAGGCGTTTGGGTCCTTGTTTCCGGAGCCGTTCTGCAGGTTCTAGGTAATGAGCCTATTGTAATTACTGGTACCGCCACAGTCCCAGTTGTTAACATCCGCCCCGCAACTACTTCTGCCGCTGGTTCACTCTCAGCTACCGACAAACAAAAATTGGATTCCATCCCCACAACGGGAGTCGGTTCCGTTACGCGCGTAAACTCCGGCACGGGCCTGACAGGTGGCCCAATCACTGTAAGTGGCACTCTCAGCCTCAAGCCCGCAACTGGAAACGAGATCGGTGGAGTCAAACCTGGCGCAGGGGTAACAATTCTCCCCGATGGCACACTCGAAGCCTTTTCCGGAGTGACCCAAATCACAGCGGGTTCAGGACTCGGCGGCGGAACCATAACAACTACCGGCACTATATTTTTGCGTCCTCCGACTGATGGAAATATCGGTGGCGTTAAGGCGGGAAACAATATCACAATCGCTCCCGATGGTACCATTAGTGCCGCTGGGCAAGGTTCTTCTACGGGATCATTTGCGCTGCTTGACGATGTCAGCACGCTCTTTGATGGAACGCGTACACAATTCCCGCTAAGGATCGGTGGAAACGCCGCCACAGTCTCACAGCCTGCCAACCTCTTCATCGTTCTAGGTGGAATTCTGCAGCCTTCTCCTGCGACTTTCGCCGTTATCAACAATCAAGAAATCCGTTTCGTTGCTCCACCACCGATCGGAACAACCTTCAGTGGGCGCTTGTTTATTCCAAACGGTCAGTCATTCCAACAAATTGACGACATCTCCGCTTCTTTCAACGGCGTTCAAACAAGTTTCCCAATGAGAGTTGGCGGTCAGGTCTATGCTCCATCCTCTCCAAACTCACTTTTTGTCGCAGTTGGTGGTATTCTTCAAACACCAAACATTGCGTACTCACTAAACGGAAGTAATATCGTTTTCTCTTCAGCTCCGCCGGCTGGGGCGACTTTTAACGGGCAGGCTTTGGGGTTCTAATATGGCTCTTAATTTCCCAAACAATCCCATTGATGGCCAGCTTTATCCAGACCCTCCGATCCCTGGCGCTCAACAATACACTTACAACGCCACAAAAGGAACCTGGTTAACCGTAACTAATACGATCCAGAGTGTTAGTGGACAGGCGCCGATCTTCATTGATGGTCCACCGAGGGATCCCATCGTTGCGATACGACCCGCAACTGTCACCCAGTCTGGCTCAATGTCGGCTGAAGACAAGCGGAAAGTTGAGTCTATCCCACCGTCCGGAGCTGGCTCCGTGACCCGGGTTACTGCCGGTATCGGAATTGGTGCTCCAGGCGCAAACCAAACTATCACAACAACTGGTACCATCAATCTCCTCCCCGCCACGGATATTTCTCTCGGGGGAGTTCAACCGGGCGCAGGAACTCAGGTAAGTTCTCAAGGCGTGATCTCTCTGACTCCACCGAGAAATAACGGTTTAGGGGGAGTTAAGGCCGGAAAGGGGATCACCATTGACCCCGACGGAACAATTAACACTGTTAGCACGGGTTTCTTCATAGTTTTGGACACCTTGGCTCCACAGTTTAACGGGGCTCAACTATCGTTCACGATGACGGTTTCGGGTGTGCCGTACACGCCCAATTCCACCTCATCTCTTCTCATTTTTGTTGGAGGTGTTGTTCAAGCCGCCCCAACTAACTTCACAACAAACGGTTCCCTCATCCTATTCACAACCGCTCCCCCAGCTGGAGCCACATTTTACGGAGTGTCTCTCGAGTAATGGCTTACATTTTCCCCCTCAACCCAGTCGATGGGCAACTCTATCCGGTTCCGGCGCAACCTGGTGCTCTCCAGTACATGTGGAGCCAGCCCTTTCAAGCTTGGCTGATTTTCTCTCCATTGGGGGTTCAGTCAGTCACGGGCCTCCTGCCAATTGTGGTATCGAATGGAACCGAAGACGCCGTCGTTTCTATTCTCCCCGCGACAATCAACGCAGCGGGAAGCATGTCCGCTGCCGACAAATCCAAACTCGACAACATTCCTCCTGACGCAAGCTCGGGTACAGTCACTCGAATTCTGACTGGAGCAGGTCTTTCTGGAGGCCCAATCACTACCACAGGCCAAATCGATCTTGAACCAGCCTCTAAAACCACAGAAGGTGGAGTGATTGTTGGTGACAACATCGATGTTGATGTTGCAGGCATCATCTCGATCCCCACAGCACGATTCGGTGTTCAAAGTATCAACGTTGGCCCCGGTCTTATCGGTTCGCCGTCACCGTTGACATCAACTGGTACGATCTCAGCAGCTTTGGCCACTCGATTGAGTGTTGGTTCGGTGCGTGTTGGCGCGGGCATTGCAATTGCGCCTGATGGCACAATCTCAGTTGATGGATCTTTGGCTAAAGCAGCCATTTTGGCCTATGTCTGCGTTTCATGCGATCAAGGTTCGACGCCGGCGACTTTCACAATACTTGAGTCATACAACATTTCGTCAGTGTCATTCATCAATGACCCTAATAATCCTATTGTTCGTATTACATTCCAAAACGCTCTAGCCAACACTAATTACGGTCTGCTTACTGGAACTCAGTCGGAGCTTCCACCGGGTACTGGTGAGAAGAACCAGTCTATCACTTGTGCGGGAAAAGCCGTTACTTACTGCGACTTTCAGCTCCTGTCATTCACCACGCAAGGCTTCCGGAACTCCAGTGGGACCACGCTTTTGTGGAATGACTGGAGCAACGCGGGCTTATACAATATCGGATTAAAGGGAGGACTCGTTGGGTTCGATATCGCAATCATCGACACACCAGTATTCTGACAATGAACGTAATTATTTATCCCAACCCCTCAATGCCCGCTCCGGCGCCGGTTGTGATCGTTTCCCCTGGAAATGACACACTTGAGGAATACGCTTTCAAGTATCTCGATCCTTTTGGTATTGGATACTTGATCGTTCCTAAGGCATCTCTCCCAAACGCTTCTTATATCTATCCGTCGTTACTTCTAGAGATCTCAGGCGGAGCACCTGTTTGGTCGTACGACTTGGCCCAAGCAAAAGATATTGCCACGGACACCAATTCCAATTATTGGCAAAACCAGTACAATACTGGTCTACTTGGCCTTTCCATTACCAATGATTACCAATTGCAATTGGCAATTGCCACGCCAGAGGATGAGAGAACAGCTGAACAATTAGCGGCTGTGGAGTTCCTGTCGGGAATCAGTACTCTCCAAACTCAGGTTCAAACTAACATTGACGCCGCTACCACGGGAGAAGAGATCATTCAAATCCTGGGTCAACTCGGGTAAAACTGTATTAACTGATTGAAGAGATGACAAACGCTTTTACTAAAGCCCAATTCATGGCTGCGCCGTCTGGCGCCGTAGGACCGGTCCCCATTGGTGCTGTAAAAGCGGGGAGTGGTGTTGCAATTTCCGCCGACGGAACGATCAGTCTCACTGGGGGCGGTGGAACTGTCTCTGACATTGTCGCAACAAATGGCCTTCAAGGTGGCGGACAGGGACCTCAGGTGTTCTTGGGCCTTCTTCCTCCAACTTCAACTACTATTGGTGGCGTTAGGACCATTGATGGATCCGGTGTTTCAATTGATAGCAACGGCGTAATTCGGGCAGTCAACAACGTCCAAATTACCGCTGGACTTGGCATTCTTGTTACGGCGTTTGGAGGAGGCTCGTTCAATGTTGCTCTGCGACCTAGCGGTAGTGCAAGCAATCAATTAGGCGGCGTCTATGTTCCCACAGCGGCGACTTCGGGACTTTCTCTAGCTGCAGATGGCCAGTTAAATTTGTCTCCACCGGTTAGCGGCGGCATTGGTGGGGTTAAAGCTGGGGCAGGCTGCACAATTGCTGCTGATGGAACGATCAACGCCACAGGAAGTGGCGGAACGATCGTAGGTGTCCTTCCTGGAGCGGGTTTAGTTGGTGGAGGCACAAGTGGAACTGTCACATTGTCTGCAGCGATTGCAAGTGCAGGTTCCCTTGGAAGCATCAAAGTCGGGACGAATCTGTCCGTAGACCCAGACGGGACCCTCAACGCTCTTGGAGGAACCCTACAAAGTGTCACAACTGCAGGTGCAACCACAAATAAACTTCTTACTTTTGACTCGGACCCTGCTGGAACAGTAAAGAATACCCTTGACTATCAGGGGCTAACAGGTTTTGTTAACAACGTTCCGACTATTGGTTTTGAGACAGCCGGAGGCCGTCTTCGCATTTTTAGTCAGACCAGCCCAGGCACTCTAGTTCTCTCGATGGGTGCCAATGGCATTGATGGAGTGGTAACCACAACTACCACGGGGCAACGCCTGCTTCTGGTAGGTAACACGGGTGTTACACTTAGCACTGGTCTTGATGAACAATGTGTGATTTCCACAGTCGGTGTCAATATCCCGAACCGATTGACTGCCTCAGGATTCTCGTATCCCACGGCTGACGGCATTGCCGGACAGGTACTGACGACAAACGGATCAAAAAATCTCACATTCACAAGTGTTCTGCCGGCCTCAGGCGGGACAATGACTGGCAATATCACATTTGCTGGTTCCCAAACTTTCCCCGTCGCCACACTTTCAACCACTGGAGTAGTCAAACCCGATGGCACTTCGATAAACATCGACAGTGCTGGGACTATTTCTGCTGTGACCACCGTTGGCTCTCTACAGCAAGTCACAAATGTTGGGGCTACGACGAATAACAGTATCGCTGTTCTTCTAAATTCAGCAGCAGTTGGACTTTCCGTAGCTAATACAGCTTCAACCAGTCTATTACAATTGAGCCCTGACAAACTAACTATCGATAATGGTAGTGGGGATCCTGGCATCAACATCGTTGGATTTGGAACTCCTAGCGCGACTGTAACTGGAGGGGGATTCATCAGCGTTGGCCTAGGCAGTGGTGCCTCCTATGTAGAAAAAATAAGGCTCAACGGTACTACAGGCATAGCCACGGTCGGTCAAATCATTGCCGGAGGGATCACGTATCCCACCACTGACGGCGTTGCAGGTCAAGTTCTAACCACAAACGGGTCCGGAGTTGTAACATTCCAAAACGCGGGAACATCCAATGCCCTGCCTCTGACAGGCGGCACAATGACCGGCAATATCGTATTTGCCGGCACACAGACCTTCCCCACAGCCACGACTTTGGCTCTCGGTGTTGTTCGGCCTGACGGAACGACGATTACCATCAACGGTTCTGGCGTGATCAGCGCGGCTGGCGGTGCTGCTTCACTGCCGCTCACAGGCGGTACGATGACTGGCGATATTGTATTCGCTGGAACTCAAACATTCGCAGGTACATTGCCACTCACGGGTGGCACGATGACTGGCGACATCGTGTTCTCTGGAACCCAAACATTCACAGGCACACTGCCACTTACAGGCGGTACGATGACTGGCGATATTGTGTTCGCTGGAACTCAACCGTTCCCCGTTGCCAGCACGTCGGCAGTGGGTGTTGTTCAACTCTTTGATGGAGTTGCCAGCACTTCTACAACGACTGCCGCAACTCCGAACTCGGTTCGTCAGGCCTATAACCTCGCCGCCCAACAGCTTCCGCTGACAGGCGGAACAATGACGGGCAACATAACATTTACTGGAACACAGACTTTCCCTGGAACAATCTCCTCTACATTACTTGATGTTACGGGAGACATTGTTTACGCCTCGGCCGCTAACACACCCGCCTCCCTACCTATTGGGACAGCTGGCTCGGTTCTGGCTGTAAATGGCGGCCTTCCTTCTTGGAGGACGGCAGCGCAACTTGGTTTGCTGACTACAACTGCAGCGGCTTCGACTTATGCTCCTCTGAACAGCCCGACTCTAACTGGTCCGGTTGTCGTTAACTCAGGAGGACCTGCTGGTTCTAACGCTCTGACGGTCAGCGGTGGCTCCATTGTGCTCTCCACGTCATTCACTCCTTCGAGTTCTGGCGACACTGGAAGCACTGGTGAAATCACTTGGGATAATGGCTATTTATACATCTGTGTAGCTCCAAACACTTGGGGACGCATTGCAATTGACACGACTCCATTCTGATAACCGATGGCACTTCTGAACTTCCCCGAAAACCCCCTAAACGGACAGCTGTATCCGAACCCATGCCCTGAGGGGGTCACTCAATACAAATGGGAGTCAAGTACCGGAATGTGGCGTATTGTAGGGGTGGCTACAGGAGTCACCCCCGGGCGATACGGTGACAGTATCACAGTCGGACAATTCACAGTTGATGTAGCCGGTCGGGTAACTGATGCGGCGAACATCCCCATTCGTGATGCCACAGTTTTTGTGCCGGGCATAGTCCAACTCAACGACACTACAACAAGCATCAGCTCCACACAGGCTCTAACAGCAAAAGCTGGTAAATCACTTCAAGATCAAATTGGTAACCTCGCAGATTGCACGGTTCAGGATCGTGTAAATGTTGTTGCCGCTCTAAATGATCTTCAAGCTCAGACATCCCAACTTCAAACAGACGCCCTAATCTGGTGCGGATACTACAATGCCGCTGAAGGTGACATTTCTTATGTGAGTATCACTGGTCAGAGGCTGGGATACCAGATTGGACAAGAACTCCCGGCCCCAGGACCAAAAAACGGTGGTGACTTCTTTATTGTCACTGTCGCGGGCAACCCTTACATCGCAGGAGACTACAACGCACCTGATGTTAACATTGAGGTCGGAAACTGGATTGTCTCAGAAACTTCTCGTTGGTCAGAAGTAAATGCGGCCAGTGAACTTCAAGCGAAAGACATTAAGTATATTCCATCTGCTCCGCTGACGGCAACGAATGTCCAAAACGCCCTTTTCCAGGTAACCCAACTCTTCAGAACTCCGATTGGTGGCGCATCAATCTCTGAAACAAAACCGAATAATCCGTATCCTGGTCAGCTTTGGTGGGATTCGGATGATGGACTGTTCTACATCTTCTATCAAGACCTGAATGGGTCTCAATGGGTTGAAACTGGCGGCGGCGGGTCCAATCTTCTTGGTGGTGGAAGCGGCGGAATCTATCTCCTCGACACCGGAGTTGGACTCACAGGTGGTCCTATCACAACTCGTGGAGAAATCAGTCTCGTCCCCGCTTTTCTCGATCCGGCCGATATCGGCAATAGCACGATCGGCGGTGTTGTTCCCGGCATCGGACTTAATTATGAGAACGACACTGGCGTCTTCAGTGTTCGTTTAACTAGCGATCCCCAAGGAACAGATGAAACTGTAGCCCTCAACCAAGTCGGCGCAAACATCCTGAATAACAAGATCGACGCTCTCACAGGAAGCAACATCTTGGCAGGAACTTACGATGCACGTCAGGGTGTGGTGGTTTACGCTACGCCTGCTGGTGTATCGAAGGGACTCGTTGTTGGTCAAAATCTGCCCGCACCTTCTGCGGCTCTGGATAACTACTACGTCATCGTAACAGTCGGCGGTGATCAGGGACCAAATGGGCCTCAAAAGGCGGGCGCAGGAGACTGGTACATCTGCCAATCCGATCAGGTGCCCGCTGTATGGTTCCTGATTGATTTCGAAAATATCGGCGCTCAAGCCGAGAACGTCTCCGTAACAGAAATCCCTGGAATCGAATTCGTTTCGAACGTTCAACGTGCGCTTGAGGCGATCGAGCTTCAAGTTCAAGATCGAATTGAGTTCGTTAAAACCACGAGTGGGGGAATTCAGGTTGATGTTACAGCACCAGGTTTAACCTCATATGATGGTACGACCCTGAGTATCGGGCTCGACAACGCGACTCTCGCGAATCGCGGTATTGTCCAACTCACAAATGACATCACTGGTAATTCCGAAGATCTCGCCATAACCCAGTTGGCGGTGAGTAGGCTCAACACAAAAGTTGATGCACTTACTGGTGCCAACATTCTGGCCGGAACGTACAACTCCAACACGGGAACCGTTTCCGCGGTCACACCCGCTGGAACGGCCGCTGGTTTGGTTCCCGGTCAACAGGCTCCTCCAGCTGGACGAGTTCCTGATAACTACTATCTCATCGTTATTGTCGGTGGTGGATTTGGACCTCCCGGCGCAGTAATTCCTGCCACTGGTGTTCAGTCAGGAGACTGGTTCATTGTTGAAAATGAGGGTGGAGTCGCCGCGTGGATTACAATTGACTACGAAAACCGCGTCGTTGATGCAACGCAAGTCAATGTTTCCCCTATTCCCGGTCTCACTGCGACAAATGTCCAAACTGCACTTGAGCAAATTGAGGCACAAGTCGATCAGTGCATCACTGACATCAACAGCAGCAATAATGGAATCAGCATCACCACTCTTCCCAATAGCGCCACATTTGGGAACAATGTTGGTCTGACCCTCAACCCCGCAAATTCCACAGACATCGGTGGTGTTTTTGTCACGCCAAACAATGGCCTGGTTCTCGCCCCTGCAGGAGGATTAGCCGCGGCTATTGCGTCGAACAGCGTTCTTGGCTCCGTTAAGATCGGTGCTGGAATCAGTGTGGATTTGACCGGAACAATTTCGGTCGACATTCCAGATGTTGGCGTTTCAAAAATTTCTTCAAGTCCAGGAGTCAGCGTTGAGCCTACAACTGGAGTCGGAGATGTCACAATTGGTATCACTCCCGCGACTACCGGGCAGATCGGTGGTGTTAAGGTGGGAAGTGGAGTCAACGTCACAGCTGACGGCACAATTGGTATCGTACCGGCCACCGCCGGGGAAATCGGTGGGGTTAAGGTAGGAAGCGGAATCAATGTCACAACTGATGGCACAATTGGCATCGTACCGGCTACTGCTGGGCAAATTGGTGGCGTTAAGGTGGGAAGCGGGATCAGCGTCACTGCTGATGGCACAATTTCAACCATTCCCGCTGTTCCTCCTCAAAAACTCGACAGCTTGAAGACACAATTTGACGGCTCACGTGTCTCCTACACTTTGGCAATTGGCGGAACAGCAGTGACACCGGCAAATGACGCCGCCGTATTGATTGTTCTTGGGGGCGTGGTTCAGACCGCTGGTGATGCCTACTCAGTGGCTGGCAGCACCATCACTTTCACAGGTCCTCCCGCTGTAAACACTGAGTTCTACGGAGTTCTCTTCTGATGGCTTTAACAAGAGCTCAGTACATGGATCCACCCGGAGGTCCGGGTTCAATTGGAGCTATTCGGGAAGGTTCGTACATTACCATAACTGCTGATGGCGTTATCAGCTGGCCTGGTGCTCCTGCGACAACTGTTTCCATTTCGCCTGTTTCCGGAATTTCTGCTTCTAACGTCCAAGAAGCGATTTCTCAACTTGAAGCACAGATTCAAAGTTTAAGCGGAAGCACCATTCTGGCGGGCTTGTACAACGCTAATCTCGGTGTCCTGAGCTACGCCACCGCAGCCGGATCCTCAGCGGGATTTTCTGTTGGTCAGAACCTGCCCGCTCCATCACCAACAATTGACAACTACTATGTCATTGTAACGATAGGTGGAAACATCGGGCCGAGCTCTTCTCAACCGTCTTCTCCTGGGGATTGGTGGATTTGTGAGTCCAATGGTTCCCAGTCAGTCTGGTTCCTAATCGCGTTTGACGATCGGTACATTCCAGCCCAGAATGTGCTAGTTTCGGCTATTCCGGGCATCCCTCTAGCCTCAAACGCCCAAGAAGCGCTTACTCAACTCGAGGCGCAAACGAATGATCGAGTTCAAAAAGCCGTTAAGTCCGGGTCGGGAACGGGCGTAACCCTGAATGTTTCGGCGGCTCAGCCAGTCTACGAGGGGACCACACTTACACTCAATGTGGATCCCGCCTCTCTTTCCGGTGCGGGTACGGTTCAACTCACGAATTCTGTTGCGGGGCAATCAGAATCACTTGCCATTACGCAGAAAGCGGGAAACGATCTCAGCAATAGAATTGATCAGCTGTCTGGACAACAAGTTCTTGCGGGGACATACAATTGTTTGACCGGAACACTGGTCTATGTAACGCCTTCCGCCCAGGGGAAGGGTTTTGTGGTGGGCTCAAACTGTCCAAATCCTTCGGTCAGCATCGACAACTATTACGTCATCGTTGTCACTGGTGGATCGCAGAGTCCCCCGGGATTGGCTCCTCCGGCGAACCCGTACAAGCCAGGCGACTGGTTCATTTGCGAGGGAACAACCTCTTCCGTCTGGGTTCCCATCGCGTTTGACAACACCACAACAAGTGCGGCAAATGTGTCCCTCAATCCCGCCGTCAATGGGAGAACGAATGTTCAAGACAGCAACCAGGACTTGAACGCTCGTCTGATTCAGTGCGTCTCCAACCTTGTCAGTGATGTTGGTCTGTCAATTTCTGTGAGATCGTCGACATCAGATGGCAGAACGCTTGTTGCGAACCTGAATCCTTCAAACCCGAGCAACCTCGGTGGTGTCATCGTTCCTGGAGGAAATGGTCTTCGTGTCGACGGTTCTGGTGTGCTGGATCTCACAGCGGCAACGTCAATTCAAATTGGGGGCGTAAAAATAGGCAAGGGCATCACAGTCGATCAAACGGGACTGATCACGGTTAATCCGCCAAGAGTGATTGACCAAATTAGTTTTAATGGTATTTCATCTTCATTCGCACTAACAACTGCAGGAGCACCGCTTATAAATCCACTTCCAAGTGACCTTCTAATTTTTGTAGGTGGCGTGGCCCAACCGCCAAACTCATACACACTCTCTAACAACTTAATAACCTTCTCCGAGATACCTCCCGCTGGCGCGACATTCTACGGGATTTTGCTGTACTCGTGATAAAGGGTAAAACTGTTTCAATCAGGTCTTTTCAATAGCTGAATATGGCTCTCAATAAAGCTCAGCTGATGGAAGTCCCCGGAGGTCCCGGGGTTGTTGGTGCCATTAAAGCCGGAACTAACATTTCCATTACGCCAGACGGTACAATTTCGGCCAGTGCTGGTGGACAGCCTATCGGTACGGTAACCTCAGTGGGCGTCTCCGGTGGTTCAACTGGTTTGGTCTTTTCAGACAGTCCAGTGACCCAAACTGGGACCATGACCATGAGTGGCGTGCTTGGTGTCGCAAACGGCGGAACTGGCGCAACTTCTCAAGCAGCCGCTGCTGCAGCTATTCTCCCTAACCAAAGTGGGCAGTCAGGGAAATTTCTTCGGACAAATGGGTCAGCTACTCAATGGGTCAATGCTATCACCGGAGTTACAGCTGGGTCTGGACTTGCAGGGGGCGGACTCTCAGGCGGTGTAACTCTTAGCATCGATATCAGTTCTCTCCCCGCTCTCCCCTAATGGCAATTCAAGGCAGCGATCTGTTCATTGTTAGTCAAGGTGGGCAGAATTATAAACTCACCGCCTCCAGTTTGGCAGCAAGAATCCAAACAATGAATGGAGGAAATCTATTCATTACTTCTAGGGGAGGCACTTCATCGAAAGTAACTGCTACTGCATTTAAGGAGTACCTTCTTGGAAATGCGAGTAATGTTTTAGGCACAGATACCTATCTCATCGCAAGGGCTGGTGCAAACTACCAGGTAACAGCTGCAGAGATTAAGGCGTATACCAATATCGACGCCGAAACTGTCGTCATTAGCAGCAACGTAAATAACGTTAACGTTTCCACGCTGTTCACAACATGGGGTCAGAATCGAAATAAGAGACTTGTAATCAACTCCGGCGTAACCGTTGGCTCCCTTAGTTCCGGAACCGCTTCACTTACCATCCCGGCTGGTGCTGGTGGTGGCTCATTCCAGGTGGAAAACCGAGGCTCCATCATTGGCGCCGGCGGAACTGCCAACAGTGGAGTAGGCGGGACGGCGATGGTGGTGCAAAACGCCATTGCCATGTTTAACTATGGCACCATCGGTGGTGGTGGTGGCGGCGGTGGAGTCGGTGGTGTAGGTGGTGGTGGTTCATACACCACGACAGAGGGTCTTGGCGCAGGTAACCAGGTAAGTCAGGTTCAGAGTAACTGCGATAACTCCTGTAACACGAAGTTCGGCGCTGGCGCGTTCTGCCGTAGTAACTGTGTTGGTGTCCCAGGACCGTTCCTCCTTCTGATTTGTAACGACTGCGCTAGGACCACAACGGTGTTCACCGGCGGTGGCGCAGGTGGTTCAGGTGGCCGTGGAGCTGGATCTGATGGTGCAAATCAGACGGGCCAAGCTGGCGCGGCTGGTGGCATAAACGCTGGTGCCGGTGGTACCGGTGGATCAGGTGGAGCGATTGGCGTGAACGGCGATACAGGCGGCACAGGTGCAAACGGAAACAACGGCGGTGGAGCTGCTGGTGCTGGTGGCGGTGCTGCTGGATTCTACGTTGTTGGTGGTACGAATGTGAACTTCGTCGTTGCTGGAAATCTACTCGGCCGCGCTGGATAGTTTACTCGACAACTGGGGCACTATTATCGTAGTGCCTCTCTTAGTTCCATGGAATACACAGTAAAGCGGGTGATGCCCGGCCAGATTGAAGTTGAGTTTTCAGATGGCTCTTGGGCAGCCGTGCCCGTTCAGTCGAACTTCTCTCTCGACCAAATTGACGAAGAGGTCGCCAAGTACGATCCGGAGTTTTTTACTGCTGCCTCGGTTCCTTCGAATGCTGTGAATCCTCTCATTGAGGCTGGCAGTAAACGAGTCTCCAAGCTTGCTGATATTCCCGCTCCTAGCCAATCCGAGACAAACATTCTAGGAAAGATCACCGCAAGCATACTTTTAGTCGCACTGTACCTCGCAGAAAATGGCGATCCCACGCTCAGGGACGCTATCTATAGTCAGGTTAAACCAGTCGTTGAGGGTTCGGATTTTGATCTGGGCGCCATTCTGTCCTACGTGTCTATCGAAGACGACGATATTTTCAATCAGGCCCTAGAAGAACTTAAAAATGGAGTCTAATAGAAGCGCCATTGACAAGATGAAGACATGCCTGCAATGCGAGCATTTCTTCGAATTAACTCGTCAGTGCAAAAAGTGCGGGTGCTTTATGCCCTTGAAAGTAAGACTCCCCAATCAGCAGTGCCCGGTTGGTAAGTGGTGATCAAAAATCAAGATCGATCTCATCCTCAGCTTGAGGTTTGAAAGAACCGATCAACTCCACAGGCGTTGCGTAACCCGCAGCGCCTTTTGATCTATTTGCTTTCGCACACACCACAGCAAGTCGGGCGTGCTCCCTGTGCCACTCCTGCCATGATGTCCACAGAGCATCATCCTTGATTCGCTTCCCCGTTGGTGGCCCGCACAGAACAATATCACAGTAGGTGAGCATGTTGTGTTGCACCCACTCGTCGGCGATCTGCGCGAACGGCTTCCCGTAGTGATCGATATCCACTCGCACTCCCTTCCTTAGGAGCTTCCCCGTCACCATACACTCGATCGGGTAGCTCGTCGTGGCCTTATAATCCTTCATCTGCTTTTCCACGCCCCTCCGCATGGCCGCTTTCACCGTGTTGAAGTGTTTCTCCTCGAGAGTGGCGGTCGTGGCGATTTTCTTGGTGGGGTAGAGTGCTTCCACCAACTTCGCTTTTGGAATGGGTTGCTTGCTGCCGCCACCCTCAAGCGACAGCATCTTCACTTTTCTCCCACCCGCCATTTCAAAATAGCGGAGATAAACGACAGTGTCGGGCTTCTGCGCCAACTTCTCCCATCGCGAGGAAAGTCGGCAGACGCGGAGAATAAAATCTCGTGGTTCCCCAATCAGACGGGAGTTCGCACGGTTGTTGTCGATGATACGACTGACCTTCTTGGTGAACTCGCCTTTGTTTAGGCCGAGGGTTTCTTTCGCGTCCATTGTGGTATACTGGTTCTGTAGAGTTGTTACCCACACATATGTGAGCCATACAACGTCCATTCCGCCTGAGGAACGGATTTACTCACCCGATTACCGTGAAGTTCTGGAGCCTCTCGAGGACCAGCTTGTTGAAGTGACGGGGAGGATCAAGGAGTTTCGTCTTCACCCAAAAAAGAAACATTTAGAGACCGTTCTCCTTGTGAATCTCATCGTCACACCCATCCCGCTCGGGGAATCCGTGCCGCTCAGTCACCTCTGGTGTTTGACGCGGCACTTGAAGCGTTTAGGCATCCCGCTCGAGCAAAACTCACGAATCAACTTCACTGGCAGCGTTTATGCGTATCTTCGCCTTGGCGGAAAAAGTAAAACCCGTGGCCTCAAAGGCACGCATGACTTCAGTATCCTTCCCGTAGGACAATGAAGATCGAAATCTACGATATGTGGCGCAACGGCCGCACTATCTACTTCTGGACCCTCTACGATGGTCCCGATAGCATTGATAAAGTATCCGGGTACGCCACCACCCTGGAAGAGACGGTGTGCAAAATCCTAGACTGGAGAGAACGAATTGGCAACGACTACGCCGAATCTGTCAGAGAAGAAATCGAAAGCCAAGCAGTGGGCGATCGACCGACTGGCCGACCCAAACACGGTGATCCTGGACGTGGAGACAACGGGGATCCTGCGGGTTAACCCTCACACTGAGATCGTTCAGCTTAGCGTCATCAACACAGCAGGGCGTCCGGTCCTTACAATGATGCTGAAGCCTGATCGGCCCATGGATGCTGAGGTGCAGGCCATTCACGGCATCACAAATGAGATGGTTCAGGATAAGCCGTTCTTTCTTCAAGTCGCAAAGATCATCGCCAAGTATCTCGAAGGAAAGCACATCGTCGCCTATAACGCCGACTTTGATATCTCCCTTCTGATGCACATGTTCGATAAGTATGAGGAGCCTCGGCCTAAAATTGCCAACGCTTCCTGTGCCATGGACCAGTATTCGAACTGGGTTGGTGAGTGGTCGACCAAGAAAGAGGATGTAAAGTGGCAGAAACTGCCACAACTCAGTGGGATGATGGGCCATGACGCGCTCAGTGACTGTCTGAGCACTCTCAAGGTGATTCAAAAGATGGCGGGTCTCTTCGATGAAGCCACTCAAAACGCCGATCTTATCGACATCGATTTTTGAGCCATGCAAACCAAAATAACCTTTCGCTACTCTGAGACTCAGGACTTTGAGCCACCATTCGAAGTCGTAATGGATGTTCCTGAGCGCTCTATTGAGGAGATGTGCGAGTATTTTCAGCGATTTCTGGTGGCTTGTGGCTACCTCTTTGAGGATGGCGAGAACATCCAGCTAGTAAAACGTAAAGAAGAATCGTATTACCCGGGCTGTGGTGGTGATATACTAACATTCAATGAGGACGGTTCGCCGTTCTGCTACGACTTTGGTAACAAATGATGCATCTCCACCACATTATTGCTAGAAGTAGAGGTGGCACAGACGATTACGTTGAGTGGAAGTCAGAATATGAACATGCTTACGATCATGCTTTAGATTTGGTCCTATTTCCTGAAATTGCGCCTATGGTAGATTTCAGACAGCCAGGATGGAAGCTTCTACCAAAGGATCTTCAACAAGCCTGCCTTAAAGCAGCAGGAGAACGGATGAGGCAAAACAGGCCATGGACAAAAAGAAAGTATCGGTCAGACGTAAGAGAAAAGAAGGAGGAAATTATTGAGGCCTACCTCAAAGGTGACAGCACTGTAACCATCGCTGAACGCTACAATACTAGTGCTCGATGCATTAACAACTACCTCATTGAATGGGGTATTCCCAAAAGATCCACATCCCGCAAAGGGCGCCCCGACAAAAATCCTCGCAAAACAGATGGCTACTTTAGAAAACACTAATCCGTGGTTCATTGAAGGCTCAAGTAAAGCTCGCCTTGTTAGTCACACCCCTGATCCTGAGGCCATAATGGGCTATATTGCCCGTGTGACGAGTAAGGATCAAACTAATCCTAATGTTGAGCGTCTGCTTAACTACTGTGCTAAACATGGGCATTGGTCAGTGTTTGAGCAGGCGAGTATGACGGTGGAGATAGTAACCCCACTTGCCATTGCTGTTCAGCTTCTGCGCCATCGAAGTTTTTGCTTCCAGCAGTTTTCTGGGCGCTACGAAGATCAGCAGTTCATGAAGAACTACACTGGCGATTTGTCAGCGCATTTCAACCTCTTTTACGTTCCTGAGGAGGCTCGAGTCCAAGACGAGAAGAATCGTCAAAACAGCATTCCTACCACCGAGGGGAGTCTCACTGACGCCATGTGGAACACCATGGCAACCACGTACACAGTCGCTCTTCACGCTTATGAAGACCTCCTCAAGCGAGGGATCGCTAAAGAGATCGCTCGTTTCGTTCTGCCGCAAGGTGTGTATTCTCGAGTCTACGTTACTGGTAGTTGCCGGAGTTGGATACATTACATTGGTGTTCGCGATGACATCGGGGTTGCCCAGTACGAACACGTCGAACTCGCCCAAGCCTGCAAGCAAGTCTTCGCAGGAGTGTTTCCAACGGTGTACAACTCACTCGACTGGAGCTACAATACAGAAGTGAATGAAACTGATCGTCTCAAGAAGGAAGTCATCGAACTTCAAGCAGAGATTGCCACCATCAAAGCAATGAAGAATGACCGTACGAGCACTTCCGACTAGGACCAAACTGGAAGAGATCTTCGAGCTGGAGCGGACACCTGCTCCCCTCGTTGTGGTCGACTTCCACGTATATTGCCACGACATCCTTCGTTGGTACACAGACAAAGTAAGTAAGCTAGTCTCGGAAGAGGCGGCTAAAAAGCTGATTCGAGCTGCGTGGGCTGCCAAGATCCAACGCGGTCCTGACATGCTCCCCCGCCACTCCTACCGATTCGTCATCGTTGCCGACTCGAGGTACCGTGACACTGGTAACTACTGGCGTGACAAGTTCATGTCGGGTAGTGAGGTAGTGGCTCAGGCGTGGGATAACTACGCTGAGGCTCAGAAAGTTCCGCGTGAGACTCTGAAGACGAACTACAAGGGGACGCGTGGCGACAAAACTGACGATTTTTGGTTGGTGTTTAATGAGGGGATAGACTACTGTCGTGAGTATTACGGGGTCTTCACACATGAGGGGTACGAAGCTGACGACTTCGCGGGTGCTATCTATCGTGCATCGAGGGACAAAACGGGTGAAGTCGTGCAAAAGCGTCAGATACTTCTCTCCACGCTTGATCGCGACTGGTCGCAACTTGTCGATGAGTCCCATCGAGTCTACTTTGCGAACACGCGAGTGCCGTTCCCATCAGAAAAAATCCAAGAGCGTTTTGTTGGTGAGCTGGGTGTTAAAGAACACACTCTACACAGAATGGGTTACGAACTCGATCACCCTAAGAATCTTGCTGAGTATAAGGTCCTACACGGTGACATGGGCGATAATCTTCCGCCCGGTTCACCTAAATGCCTATTTGATCTATGTGACGCCAACCCTGACTGGAACATCGAGGCGGTATTTCCGGACTTTCCTTCCCTTCTAGAGACCTTAAACGATCCTAAAGCTAACGACCGCCCTGACCATTATGAGAAGGCACTTCGCGCTTTCGCCGCAATTGGAATTGAGGCTCCCGTTAAATTGTGAGAAAGGAAATCATTTCAGAATGGATTTACGAGTTTGAAATTAGCGATGAACTTTTAGAAACGACTCTTTCCATTACGGATGATTTGGCATACGAGAACAATTTAAGATACGCTGATCAAAGCGAGGATCGATTCATTCATCTGAGGCCCGAATTGTCGGGTCTCTTTGAGTGGTTCCACTCCTGCCTTAACGAGGCTGGAACCGATCTCGGACTTAGGCGAAGTGAGTTTAAGATCCTCATGTCATGGGCGAATAAGTCGTCCATTGGCAACGGTCACCACCCCCACACCCACCCGAACTCCTGGATCTCGGGAATCCTTTATCTAACAGACTCGAATTCCTCAACCCATTTTAGCAAACCCACAATATGGGCGGATATGTCAACTTCTGACGTGTTGCTGCCAATGAACTTCTCACATAACTTATACCAGAACAAGACAGAAAAAGGAAAACTCATCTTATTTCCTTCCTCGCTTGTTCACTGCGTGGATCCTCATCAGTTGGAAAGCGATCGTAAAACCTTGTCATTCGACGCTGTTCCTTGGGGAATCACAGGTGATCCTGAATTGTTGTCGTGGATAGATCTGTCTAAATTGGGGTAAAAGATACACAAAGCATAATCAGTCTAGGATGCACAGTCTAGACAGTCAGTATCAGACTCAGGCATTGCGCGCTGTCCAAACCCTCCTTCAGGGTTCGGGCGGCGTTTTTGCGCGTATTCCCGAGTCCTACTCGAAGTATTTGACACACGAGTACAGCGACGGCGACATCTCACTTCTGGGATGCATCCACACTTTTGAATTCACTGAAGAACTCGAGGACTGGCAGGTTGAGGAGGCGATCCACCAACTGGCAAAGGTGGACCCGGAAGAGTGGCCCAATCCTGAAGACATTGAAAGCATCTCCCTCGATGAGGTGTATCACAGGGACGACGAGGAAGGACTCATCTATGATAGTGAGGACTTTGCTGAAGTCACCGAGATGGAATACGGAAATCGTATTGGGAGAATGTTTAAGTCTGCCATTGAATCTGTTTTCGGGCAGGAAATCGACAGTGTAGGAGATTCAAGCGGAAAGGCCCCGAGTAAAGCTGGTGGCTTCTGCCGGCAGGAAGATAAGTTCGTAGGAACGTTCGAGCACGATAAAAAACGTTTTAACTTTGAGCTGTGTAAGGATGATGCTGGAGACTGGCATCTTGCGTACCACCTTGAAAAAGCCTCTCGGGATAAGCTCTTCAAGCCAGCAGCTGATACGAAGAGGAAGAAGAAGTGAGTTTCACGAATTTTGGTGGTGGCCTCGTCAATACCATCATCGCCGGTGTAGGCAATGATTTCTCCACCGGTATTTCCAACTCACTAACAAGTAAGGCTGCTTTCTCAGTCAATCCCATCCTGTCTGGAGCGGTACAGAACGCTAGTGGTTTCACGTTAGATGACGGATCTAACTACCTTCTGAGCCAGGTAAGTTCATTGGTGCCACCGTCCGTCGGCAACGGACTGGTTAATGCGGTCACGACCCAAGTCGCCGTTGTAGGCATCAATGCCACAAGGGGTTTCGTTGAGCAGGGGCTTTCAAACTTTCTTGGCGGCGGCATCGGTTCTAATCTAGTTTCCGGTCTTGCTCCCTCTGGCACCGCAAATCGCGGGTCAATCAGCGTACCAATGGGGATCGTCAATCAGCTTCCCGATTCTGAATACGGCGGCGGAGCTTACACCCTAACTGACATCGTGTTCTCAGTGGTCCCTTGCAACGCTGGACCACAGACTCAAGCGCAGCCCCAAAGTGCTCCCGCATTCTCAGAAAACACGAACTTCTCAGCCGATTTTGCAGGCACTATCCCGAGTTTAGACTCCTTAAAGGGTCGGGCAGCTTTAGCAGGTCCTGGATCTGGTTTGAATGTGGGTGGACGCAACTTCGGAGCAAACTACAGAACTTCTGGTGGTGTGGCCACTAACGCATTCAAACTTCCGGTGAACTGGTAATGTCATTCTCAGGATTCTCAGGAATTAGTGCGGCTGACGCATCGTACGCAAATCTGTCAAACTACTCTAACTCGGCTGGAATTGGCAGTCTGAATCTTGACTCGTCATTGACAGACAGTTGGGCCAAAAACGCCAAGAATTTTGGTGGATTCGGAACATCTCCTAACATCCCGGACTACGGCGGAGATCTACTCAATACCCCCGCAGCGGGATCGAACTCCACCTCTTTCGTTTTCATTACCGCTCCGGCTGATGTCGGGTACTCCCAGTCTGCCGAAGTAAATCAGGTTTCTATCTTCGGAACCAACAATCCCCCAGTGACTGTCAGCAGTCTCAACGCCGGCGAACTGACGTTGGGAGACGCTCTGATGGAGGGTTTCACACTCGGGAAGCAGGTTCTCCAGCCGATTGAGGATCTCTTCAGAATGCAGGAAGTTGTCCTCGACTCGAAGAGCGGATTCGTGAACGTACCAGTTTACACGGTATACGCTGGACAGGGTCCGGGAAGTGGACGAACCTACGGAAACTACGTCATCGAAAGCATCGACTTCAAAGAGGAGATGCGCGATTTGACCGGATCCACTACACGAGCTAAAGTGAGCGTGGCGTTTCGTCAGGTCCCAGACTATCAAATTGATAGCGGACGAGACCAAGCTCTTGGTGGAAATCTCGATACTGCTCAACAGCAAGCCGCGGCTCAAAACACAGCTGTGAACACAGCTAACGCGACCCGAAACACTCCAGCTACACCAGGTAGGTAATTAGAACATGGCGGAGAATACGCAGACATTTACGTTAGTTGGGAATTTTAAGGATAACATAACTCCCAAACTCAAGAAGCTTCAAACGCAGATTGAGAAGTTAAACAAGTCGTTTACCAAAGATTTCTCTCAGGGTCTGAAGTCGATCGATAAGGACTTCAACCGTCTGTCGAAGAATTTTGACAAGACCTTCTCAGGCGCTTCCAAAGGGGTGCGCAGTCTTGAGAATTCACTTGGTGATGCTGCTAAAGCCGCTGGTAAGGTAAGGGATACGGTTTCTCAAATTGGCGAAGGAGTTAAAGGACTCGATGGCATCGGTGAGTCACTAGAAGCGGCTGCGCGTGCTGCTGGCAGGGCTCGTGATGAGGTGATGGGAATTGGCGAGGCGGCAGGCCGCGCCAACCGTCAAGCCGACGACCTGATGACAACCCTTCTGAAAGCTGAGGGTCTGAGTCGTTTTGGCGACGCGATGTCAAATGGCTTCAGTCGCGGAATGGGGACTATGGTCAATACAGCCCAAAAAGGGGCTGGTATTGTAGCAAAGACCTTCAAGGACGCGATGCAAGATGAGCTCGCCGATGTTAAGGCGGCATCTGGTATTCAGGGATCCTTCGGTCTAGCTGGGTTTAAAGGCGACTACAATGACGCCGAAAAGATGTACAAGGCGTATGACAGGCAAGTATCGGAGATGATCCGTACGTCTGCAGCGCCGACCGCTAAAGTTATAGAACTGCAGAGGTACACCCTTGACACTATGGGTCCGCTGATGTTGGCGGCCCAGGGTGTAAAGAAAGGCACCGCGATGAAGGACATCGATCCTAAAAAGATCGAGTCGTCGGCTGTTCAATACGGTCAGTTCCTAGAAAAAGCAGCGTTGTTCTCCCAGGGAACGGGATCAGCTGGGTTCCGTGTGGCGGCTGGTATTGAAGGCCTTGTCACACGCGGCAAGATCGATACCACAATCGACTTCTTCACCGACAACATCATGTTGATGAAGAACCTCGAGCAGGCAGGATTTGCCGGCCGAGGGATGAAGAAGGCCGAGATGATGAATGCCACCGACGCCGTGCGTATGGCGAAAATGATGGAGGCCTTCAACAAGTCGATGTCGAGTGAGTCGACTGCGGCGATGGCGCAGAGTCTCACAGGATCACTGCAAGGACTTCAGGACACCATCTTCAACCCCTCAGCGGGCATCTTGGGGATGGCCGTCACCTTCACGAAGAAGGAACAGGGCAATGTCAATGCGGCGATTAAGAAGGTCTACGATAAGAGGATCGCGGCGTATGAGACGGAACTCAAAGATGTAAAAATCGATGAGAAGCGCAAAGAGCAACTCAGAAATGATATTGCTCAAGCGACCCTGACAAGGGACAAACTCATCAAGGATGGCGCTGATAAAATCAGCACCCCGTTCAAAGCGTTCAGTTTCGCTTTCACCAATCTTGTTCAAGGACTGACAAATGCTCTGAGTGCGATTGGCCCAGTGTGGAGCCAATTCGCTGTGGGCATTATTGAGTTCACCGACCGCGTTTTTGGTCCATTGACGGTCACGCTTCGCAACGTCGCTTCTGACATGCGAGCAGGAGATGTCACCCAGGCGCAAGGATTTGGCAGAATTGTTGGAGAGATCTTCAAGACTCTCGGTGAGACGATGGCCGATCTTGCTCGAATGCTGACAGACCCGAAAGGGGCGATGGGCAAAATTCAGAGTGAGTTTCTTCAAGGGTTCATGGAGGCATTCAAGGAACCCGGATCTTTTGAGAAAGCTCGACAAGGAATTCAAGATGGACTCTTCGCCTTCCTAAGAAAACTCTCTGACATTCTGCTGTCTGTTTTGTCATCTGAGGAAGCGCGCCCATTCGTTCTTGGAGCACTGGCACTTGCTTTTGGCCCGCCGTTTGTTAGTGCGGTCATTGCTGGTGCCACACCACTCCTAATCCACGCTATTGGCAAAATCGCCATGGGCCTTGTTGGTAGGGGCCTAAAATTACCTAGAGGAGCAGGCGGTGGTGCAATTACTGGTGGCCTCGGCGCGGCAGTAAGAGGTGGCGTTGCAGGTCAAGCCGCAAATGCAGCAGGTGTTGGAGCCAGACTCCCCGGTGTTGCAAAGGCGATGGGGGCCGCAAAAAACCTTAAGATGAAGGGGGTGAGCACGATCGCCGCCGGAATGATTGCTCTTGCGACTCATGCTCCGCAACTCGCGAAGGCGGGTAAAGCAGTGACGACTCTTGGTAAAAGATTACCACTTCTAAGCATTGCTTTCGCCGGTTTAGATTTCGCTGCGCAAAAAGCCAAAGGAAAAAGCAACCTCGGAGCTGGTATGTCAGCTGGTGGCGGACTAGCTGGTGGACTGGCTGGGGCCGCCATTGGACAGGCACTCATTCCTATTCCCGGTGTGGGAGCAGTTGCCGGTGGGATGCTGGGTTCAACTATTGGGAGCTGGCTTGGTGAGAATCTTGCCAAGATCGGACCAGCCTTAGGAAATGGGCTTAATAGGCTTAAAGAGGGCATTTCATCCTTTGACCTAGGAAAGGCCATTGGAGCCACAGTAGCTAAGCTGCAGAACTGGGCAGACGGTGTAGGAATTTGGTTCAGTAGTTTACCTGGAAAAATCAATAACTGGTGGCAAGGAGTCAAAGTTGCCATTGGTGGGGCAATTGGCAAAATTGCTGCTGTTTTATCCGATCCTTCTAGCTGGGGACGCCTGGCAACAGCCGCAAGAGAAGGCTTTATGAAAGCCCTCGCTGACGCTGGAAACTGGTTGAAAGGAGCTATGGCCGGATTCAGGGCCGGTTACGAGGAGAACCGGAGAACAACAAATGACGCGGGGTCTGGCGGGAGAGGCGGGTATCTCACCCGCAATGGGGTAAAGGGGTGGATGAGCAGTTCCGGAGAATGGACAGCGCTAGCAAAAGGCTCGGCTCGACCTTTCGCAGGAAACCTGGGTCAGGCAATCAACTATGAGATGGCCAATAAGCCAAAAGGCTCTAATCTCGTAATCGCCAACGACAGTGAGACAATCATCCCCGCTGCCGGCGGACTAAACAATACTCTGGGCGATGTCGTTGCGGCTTTAACGAGAGGATTCAACCATTTGTCCACAGTATTTGCCCAAAACCAAAAAATGACGGTTGCTGCGATCAATCGTTCCATCCAGGTGAGTGTTCAGGGCGATGCTAGGATTCTTTCCGCAATTAAGGCTACAGCTGCTGCTGGTGGTATGGGAATGGGCGGCGGCGCTCTCGGAGGAGGAAAGGGCAGCCTCGGAGCAGCCTCCGCTCTCGCTCAAAGCATGGGACTGCAGATCACTTCAGGTTACCGTCCTGGAGATCCCGGCTACCATGGTGCAAACCGTGCGCGTGACTACTCTAACGGTACGGGCCCAACACCGCAGATGATGGCTTTCGCACAAAAGATGGCCGCCACCTATGGTACCTCACTGACCGAACTCATCTATACTCCCCTCGGTTTTGGTATCAAGAACGGGAAAAAGGTTCCTCCGTACGCAGCGGCAGCGCACTACAACCACGTTCACGTCGCTTTTGGTCGTGGACCGGGCAGCCCAACAATGTTCTCCAACGCCAACGCGGCGATGGCTTATGAGAGAATGATGGCTCCCGCCGGCGCTTCGATTGCCTCAGTAACCTCAAATTCGTCAGAGTGGGGCAATTCACCCGTCACCCTAAACCTCACCAACAACATCTCGGGGGTTCAAGATCCACGTGCGGTTGCAGAGATGGTATGGGATTACACTTCGAAGAAGGTGCAGCAACTTCAGAACAACTCATTCGCGTAAGATATGGCAAATCTAATCGTTCCGCAGGTTACCATCAAGTGGGGAGACACAAATCTCTCCGCTTACACCTTTCCCGGGAGTAAGGTGCCTGAACCGATCGCTTACGACGCGGAAGTTTCTCTGCCCGCCGACGGAAACTCCTCTCCAACAGGCGGTTTTATGTGGAACCCGAGTGGGCCAGCCTACAAAGTGTTTGAGGAGCTAGCCACACAAAAGTACAAAGAGAAGATTACGATAAAATTCTGGTATCAGGGCGGGCCTGAGATAGAGTTCTTCTTCTACTACTCTGGTGTGGAAATTTCCTATGGTGTGGAGATGTCAGTCAAGGTGGAGTTGTCTGCGATTTCAGCATTCAAGACAAACGCCACAAAGTCATCTGCCTCGATCAATTACGCTGAGAAAGACTTAGACAAAGGCAAGGACGCGGTTCAGGCTCAGAAAGACATCGAGAACCAGTTTCCGAACTCGTTGAAGCTTTCCATGTCGAAATGCGCCGAGAAAGACGCAAAAGAGGTGAAGATCAAAAGGGTCCAATTCAAAGACCAAACAAATGGGTCCATGACCCAGACCCTTCAGCAGCAACTCGGAAACACCCTGTCACTCACTAACATTGGCAATGAGGCCGAATTGGTGGCGTGGGCTCCGTACACTTGGGAGGCTAAGAGCAAGTGTGGGACGGTGCAGTTTCCCCCTAAGGGCACGATCAAGGCCAATGAGAGGTACGGTTACATTCTGGGCCCAGGAATCATCACATCGTTCAATCGCAAGGTGAGTTACACGCCACCTACGTCAAACCTTGACTCCAAACCGGTCCAATCGGCTAGCAACCCAATCCCCAAAAAGCCCAAGCCTGCTCCTGGAACCAACCCAACAAAAGCGAATGAGGAGACTGCAAAGGGACAGGAGGCTGGAAAGCAAGGCACACAGAGGCCATCCAGTCCGTCAAACGTCAAGGGGATGGAATTCTCTGAGAATCCCAATGGGCCTCAGAAGCAAGCACTGAACAAAGAGGAGGAGGGTGTCAAGCTTCAAGCCCAGCTCTTCATGTGTCCCGCCATTGTGGGGATTAAGCCTCAGGACATCGTTTACATTCCGAGCTTAAAAACCGGCTCGACTCAGATCGAGGACTATAAGGTTCTCGCTGTGTCCTACTCCCAACAGGGAGCGACAGTAGGCGTCTCAATTGAGGCGTCCCGCACATTTGGCCTCAGTAAACCAATGTACCCTGAGGAATCCAAGAAATTCATCGAGAAGGCCAACTCGCTCCAAACTCTGAACAATTGGGAGAATTACGCGTGGCGGGAGCGTCTGGGTTTACCTCCAGCCTGATGTGGTATAATTAGAATGTTCCTGCCCGAAGCTTAGTTCGGGATTCAACAGGAATTTTCTCTAGATTCCATTTCGATGAAAACTTTCAAAGTTCAGCCTCAACTCGACGACAAAAACCGCGCCCGTCTTGAGGCTCGTCAGTACCAAAAAGCTTACACTGACATCCCAAACCGCGCCCTCCCTGCAACCTACAAAGAGGCACTCGGTGCAATCTACACTGGTCTGACAGGCAATGAACTCTCGGATGAAGCCTCAACCTTCACCGTACGTTCTGACGCCAATGGCACTTTCAAGCGCCTCTACAGTCCCACTGTCTTCTCCACTGAGGACAAAGGTCTAATCATTCGCTGGGGAGATGAGGACATCGCTCTGAGCGTCGACGGCGGAAAACTCGCTGCATCGCAGGGCCAAAAGGGTCTGAAACTTTCCTTCAAAGAGGAACAGATCGGTAAGTATACCGAGCCCGTGTTGTCCGTCGCGTTCTCTTCGGGCGGTACCCTGTTCACTCTTCCGGTGCCCATTCGGAGCGCCGACTACGAGAATAAGCTCACCAGCGACGTGCTGGACGTGCTGCTCTCTGAAAACCCTGATGCTATTGCAGAGCAGGTTCAAGTAGCCTCTGATCCCTCCAAGCGTGGTGAGTCCTCCGGTGAACGCCTTCAAGGTCCGTTCATCAAAGTGGCACACATGCCTATCGGTGAGTACAAGATCACCAGCTACCGTGCAAAGGACAGCGAATACGGCATGCAGTACTACCTGCAGGCTGTGGTTACCGAACCTTTCGCAGCTCCCACTCGTACTCAAGTGGATGGCGAATGGCAGGATGTGGAGGTAGAAATCACCGATTTCTGCGTTGTGAAGCCTAACAACCAACTCAAGAAGGTGTTGGCGGCTGATCCTGAGATCACTCCCGACAAACCTGCTTTCCTCTCCGTGAAAGAGCACGGCGAGTGGAATGGCTTCGCCACCGCAAAATGCGTGCTGAAGTGCTCCTCGTTTGTCAAAGACGATGAGTCTTTTGACATCGACTTCTGACCATTTGGGGAGCTTCGGCTCCCCTTTCTTTTCTGTCTAGTGCTACACTAGATTTGTCACACTTATCCCTAAACCACATGTCGGACAAGTACAGCGGCGGACCACTTACAGATCCGCAGTCTGTCAGCATCATCAACGAAGTTAAAGAGCGTAAGCCGCGCGGCGAGCGTTTCAAAAAGGACAAAAAGAGCGAAGACAAACCCAAAGCGAGTGCGCTTTCTGAGCTCTACACAAAAGGCGTTCAACTTCTAAAAACCCACTTCTACACTGTTGAACTCTGCGAAGGCGCGGAGCATATCAATCATCGTATTCTGAAGCCGGCCTCCCCACCGCCGGTCAAAGGGATCAACTATCCAGCCAGCTTCCAGCCCCTCCAGGATATCTCCACTCTGGAGGATTTTGCGCGTATCGAAGCGGTCTTTGACGGCGCTGAGAGTGAGGTGCGTGACTTCTGGCAACCACTTTTCCGTCCAAAGGGTGGTGAATCCGATCTATTCTCCTTCACAGACCGTCTGCTGAAGATGAGGCGCATTCAGTCGAATCAGAACATTCACGACGTTCTGGACTATGGTCAAACATTCGATCCTGACGGCTCCCTTACTGGTAACCACTCTGTTCGAAATCCTCGCATTTGGGTTCCTGCACGAAAGTGGTTTGATTCCGCTCTCTATGACGTCGGACTCGAAGACGTATTCACCATCTTCCCTCACGCTGAACGTGAGTTGCTCAAGCTGATTCTCGGTCGTGTTGGTGTCGGCCGTGCCAATCACCTTCCTCCAGGCTTCTCCACTCCAGTAGATCACACGGCTCGTATGGCGGCTGTGGTTGTCGGTAAGGATGCGGGCCTTGGCAAATCCACGGTGTTCAACGGCATGACCGCCGCATTCTCAAAGTGTGGCTTCAACACTCACACCTTCAAGTCCACTGAAGACCGATTCGGTCTCAAGGCGGCAGCAACTGCAGACATTGCGTACAAAGATGACACCGCGATGAAATCCCTGCGGGCATTCCTGTCCGCTGAAGAAACCAAGATCCTGATCACGAATGGCCTATTCCAGACGGAGGAAAAATTCCAGAACTCGGAGCAAATCTGGCCGCGTTGCACGATCATCGTTAACTCAAACGATTGGAATGCGAACTTTGCCTACGAGCTTGACCCTGGGATTATCGATCGCATCAAGATCCTCTCAACTTATCGGGAGTACGAGGTATTCAAGAATCAAAAGCACCTACAGGGCACTGCGTCGGAGGGTTCTCCTGACCTCAGGCCGCGTGCGCATATTCCTTTTCTGGCCCAGAAACTCGGGGTCTCTCCTGAGGCTCTTTACCTCTGGTGTCTACGGCTCGCGACTGACCGCTTCTGGGAAGTCATTACGGATGTTGAAGATCCGTCAATTAACCGGCTCCAGGTTGAAGTGCGGTACTGGACGACCCGCCAGAGGATCCGCTTCAAAGCGGACGTCTCGCAGGCGCTCGTCAATGCAATGGCTTTCGCACACGCAGCACGGACTGGCGTTGACTCGTATCAGATGCCGGAACTGACTCCACACATCCTAGCTGATCACCTAAAGTCCCTCTACTTTGTGGGTGTTGATCCCAGTTGTGTGGATCTGATGTCCAAGATGAAAAAGCAGTGGGAGGCCGCTGGTCGTCCTAGCACCCACTACTATCAGGGATTCCGTGAACTGCGGTGGGAATCTGTCAGCAAGTGCCTTGACTTCTACTCGGAAGAGGAGGCCACCATGTACAACAACAAGACAGCCCCAGAACTGGTGAAAACCATGATGGAGCGGATCGTGATGCGTGATGGTTTCAAGGTTGGCGGTGGCATGACTTATGTCATCGAGAACTGGGAAAACACTCGCCACGCCGAAGATGAGATCATGGAGGAGGCTCAATTCCTTCTTGACACCATGAGCGATCAAGACAAAGAACGACTTCTCAACCCAGCATCCAAAACCTACGACGAATGGCTCAACAATCAGAAGTACTCACCCGACCGAGCGGAGAAGATTCGTCGACAGGCCAAGGAGAAAGTGTACGGTGGGGTAAAACAGTGACAATACCCACTTCCCCATCTACAGACCCCGTGGACGCATTCTCCTATGAAGCCCAAAAGCAGCTTCGCCTAAAACATCAGCTGGAGTCCGAAGGGTTTCAGTGCGTGGACGATCCAGCAAATCTCGCCGACAAGATCGGTGAGATCCATGAGGTGGAGGTGTTCTGCTCGTTATTCACTCCCCGCCTTCTCTGCAAACTCTACGCGAAAGGTTGTGAGAGCCTGGAGTATTCTTTCTTTCTGGTTCCGCTCTGGCAAATTATCAAGTGGAGCTACCTCATCCCGAAAGAGGGTGAGTACTTCAAAGCCAAGTTTATCATCGGCGTTCGTCGTGTGAGCGAGAATGGCTACGTTCCCTCACTTCGTCTGCCACTAGGATGACTTACCATACCGTCTACCTTGCTTATGAGGAGGGGCCTGACGGGAGAAACTATGTTGGGAAGCACTCTACTGACAATCCCTACGATCTCTATTTAGGGTCCTGTTCTGATCCCTCATTTTCCCCCGTAGGGAAGATCATTCTAGGGGTCTATAAGTCAGCAAAAGCAGCCCTTCAGGCAGAAATTCAATGGCAGCGGTCTCTCAATGTTGTAACAGACCTTTCATTCGCAAATCAAGCGTATCAGTCATCGACCGGATTTGATGTTACTGGTAGACCTCATACTCCTCTAACACTGGAGAAAATGAGTAAGCCAAAGACTGAAAGTCATAGGAAAAATATGAGGTTGTCCAAATTAGGTTCGCTGAATCCTAATTACGGGCGTTCTTGGACCTGTTCAGATGAACACAAAAGAAAGGTCAGCGAAGCACTAACCGGAGTTCCTCTGTCTAATGAGCACGTTGAAAAGGTTAAAAAGTCTCGCGCAAAGCGCTGGATGTGTCTTGTGACAGGAATAGTCTCAGACAAATCAGGAATAACCCGTGTCCAGAAAAAACGGGGAATTTGCACTTCGTTAAAGAAAGAGGTCCAATGGCAGGAGTTCTTAATGTCCAATCTGACGCACCAGACGATGGAAGCGTCGCGAGATATTTCGGGGATTTCTCTAACGAAAGTAAGGGCAAAGTCAACGAGATAATTGACAACATTGCCAAATATCCTCAAAAAGAGGACACATTAACGCCTCGAACAAAACAACAACCCAAGCCCCACACTAGCAGCGGCTTCTTCCCAAGCGCTTCCTAAACAATGTCAAGGTCACGTCTCGCAGATCCCACAGCACAACTTAAAGACCTCATCGCCAAACGAGGTGAGTCTGGTCATCACGCGACCGAATTCTACGGTGCCCACATCACTGTGGATCCAGATGAGCACGCGCATCTTGACATGCATGATGACGCTATGGCTCTCTTTCGTCAGCTGGTGGTCGAGGATCCCGAATATCAGCGGTTTGTCGCGTTTTTGTCTCACGCGGACCACGTTCAGGAGATTTATCGCATCCCGCACTACTACGGGATTAAGGGAGTGTCAGTCCACTACCGTGGTGAGACCAACGGAGTTGGACGAACCTCAGTCATAATGCCACAAATTAACGCGTCCCGATTTGATGTGGACGTCGAGATCTTCAGTCACATCGTCAAGCACTGGGGCAAACTCATCGGAACGACCAAAAACGAGCTGAGATTCTACATCGATCTCGCATTCCTGATGTGGGAGGACATGGAGGAGGAAAATCTTCTCTTTGAGTCCAATTGAGTGTCCTTTTGTCCCCAACATGATACAATAGGGATGTCTGACAACCCACGATGAAAGCTTCCCAATGCTGTCTCGATGACATCTTCGAACTTGCCACGGTGGACGAGGAGGTCGCTCTGCTTCTCTCCTTCATCCAAGTGGAATTTGGTCTTTCCGAACTTCGGGGGCATTGGAACGGCTTCGTTGAAATGTCGAACGACTACCACATTGACTACGACTCGAAAGAAGATGTCACAACCAACTTCACCTTCGCACTTGCAGAACTCACAGAACTCCCGCAACCGCTTTTTGGATAAGTGGGATCTTAGGTTTCTCCGCATTGCTGAGGAAGTCCAGTCGTGGTCGAAAGATCCAGGGACAACGGTTGGTTGCGTGTTGGTGAAGGATCGCCGTATTCTGGCTACAGGATACAATGGCTTCCCAGCCACACTGTCCGACTCACTTGATTTGTACGCCAATCGAGAGTACAAGCTCTCAGTTGTCGTGCACGCCGAAAAGAACGCGCTGTTCAACGCGGCAAAAAACGGTGCTAACACAGAATCCTGCACCGCGTACGTAACCTTCCCGCCCTGCAGTCAGTGCGCAGCTGCCCTGATTCAAGCCGGAGTGAAGGTGGTTGTTTGTCCAAATCCGGCGCACTCTCCGGAAAGGTGGAGGACGAATTTCCGAATCGCCAGTGATATTTTGGTTGAGTCTGGAGTGCGAATCCTTTACTATTCGGAGGCTGATCTCAATGGAGACCAAGACGTGTGAGACATGCGGAGCTCACTGGTTAGGTGGACAGTTATATTGGGCCACAGGCAAACCAGCTCGTGAGATTGATCTGGCAGGTTTGGTGTGCAACCGAGTCGATGCCTCAAAACCATGTGCGAACCCATGCCGAGGAGAGGAAGGTGGAGATACTTGGGAGAAACGGGAAAAACAATTAGATTTGGCGATGGACGGCCTGGAGGCCAGTTGACGAAGTGGCACAGGCCCCTGTTTCCAAGGGCCCTTGGCCGTGGTACAATGATCCTAGAAAGAAAAGAAACACTTGATGGCAAACCTCACTCGCGCAGAAGAACTGGAACTGGTGACCCGTGTGAAGCTGGGTGACGAGCGAGCAACCTCTCGCCTCATTCGGAAGTACGAGCCACTGATTCACAAGTACGCACGCAAGTACGGTTGGATGGCTCCTGCGCACATGTACGACGATCTCGTTCAGGAAGGCCGTCTCGCTGTTCATCGGGCCGCCCTCGCTTTCGAGCCTGAGCGTGGCTTTCGCTTCCTAACTCTGGCGTTCACCTACGTTCGTGGTGGTGTTCAATCGTTCGCTCGACGCGAACTGAAGCATCCTCACTTCACCACTTCTGTGGAGCAGTCCGACCTCGCCAAGCGCCTCGAGGACCCCTCCGAGAGCAAGGAGCTGAAGATGGATCCGCCCTCTCAAATCATTCACAACATGATGGTTGAGATCTGCGGTGGCATCGATACCAAGCGTGCCCAAATTCTGTGCGATAAGTTCGGCCTGTTCGGCAACCGTGAGCTTCGTAACTTCGAGATCGCTGAGAAGTATGGCCTCACCAAACAGGCAGTCCAATCTTATGTGGTCAAGTTCCGCAATCGCGCTCGCAAGCTGTATCCCGAACTGGAGGCTTACGTTTGATGAAAGCTATGACTAACCTCTCCCCCGCCGCGCAGGCAGTGCTTGATGCTACTGGCCGCAAAACCTGGTACAGGAATGATGACATCGCCGCCTCCCTACGAGCTGCTGCGGATCAGGTTGCTCCTGAGCACTACTCTTGTTACACCGGTCACGGTGAGTTTGACTTTGGCATGGACGCAAGAAATGAAGCCATTCGCGAGGCAATCCTCGCCATCGCCGACGAACTGGAGACACAATGACTGACAGCATCCCCGACGAGGAGGAGAACGATCGTCGATTCAAGGAGTGCATGAAGCTGATCAACAACCTGAAGCCAGGGGAGATCGAAGAACTAATGGGTCCAGAGTTTATGGAAGAGTTTCGGAGAGTTTCGCAATGAATGACGACGACTCGTTAGTGAATCGGGTTCAACACGCAATCTACGTTGAATACGCACGTTCAAAAACAACTGGCCAACCGGAAGCACGCGCTGCAATTCGAGAAGTGGCGATATGGTTGGAGGAGGAGTTTGGTCCTCGGATTGATTGGATTACAACTGAACTTAGAGAGGAGGCATGCAATGACTGACCAACACCCCATCACCCCACCGCCGGAGCTGGTGGAGCAGTGGATGGATGCACCGCATGGGCTTGGCCTTGGCTGCCATCGTGCAAGATCCGTAGCAGATGAAACCTATGCAAAAAGACTGACCGAGGCCGCCCAATGGGGTGCCGACCAGGAGCTGGAGGCGTGCTGTGAGTGGCTAGATGATGTTGGCGATCTAAAGCCACAGCTCCGCGCCGCCCGCCGCCCCAAGCCGCCGAGCTTGAAGGAGCAGGCGCTGGAGGCACTTAAGAGGTACGAGGCAGAGGAATGGTGTGAAGAAATGACGTTTGATAGCAGCATCATCCGCCGCGCCATTGAGGCTTTGCCCGAATGACTGATCAACCTTATGCAGGAGAGTTCAGATGGCAGGGAGAACCGAACAACTCTCTCATTGAAATGTGGAATGGGGGGGAGTGGGTGCTTGCAACCTCTGAACCAACAGATGAGGAGCTGGATGCACTGTGGGACGAAAAAGCGGGGTATTTCGCTTTGTACGCAGAAGCGGAACGCTTTGGTCGCGCTGTGCTGGAACGATGGGGGCGGCAATGACTGACACCGATCGAACCGCAGCTAACTTCTTCGCTCACTTCTTTGGGGATACCTCCCTGCAGGAGGCGCTTGAGGATGGGCGAAGTTTCAAGTATCGCCCCAAACCCGATATCACCACCTACGAACTCTCCCTCTGCATGTACCTGCTGATGGTGCAAGCCTGGAACAAATCCTTGCGTGACGAGCAGAAAGTTTACGATCAATTGCCCGCCGAGGCGCAACGCCACTTTGTAGTTGTAAGAGATGAGAACAATGACTGACCCCAAACTCACCCCACCGCCAGAGCTGGTGCGTGAGTGGAATCAAGATGCGATAGGCACTCACTTTGAGCCTTACGGGTATTCAGAGTTCATCGCCGCTCGCGCCGCCGAGTGGGGCGCCGATTGCGAATTGGATGCTTGCTGTGAGTGGCTCTCTAACGAAGTGCTTTGCGAGTCCAACGTACACAGGTTTCTCCGCACCGCCCGCCGGCCTAAACCGCCGAGCTTGAAGGAGCAGGCGTTGGAGACACTCAAGTATCCAAAAGATCTATGGAGTGAATCCGAGGTAGATACCATCCGCCGCGCCCTGGAGGCGCTGCCCGAATGACTGACCTCTCCCCCGCCGCGCAGGCGGTGTACAGTGCCATACTTAAAATCTGGCCTGCACAAATTAACGAGATTGCAGCAGCCGCCCTCCGCGCGTTAGCTAAGCAGGCCGGATACGACAACTATCACGTGGACGGAGATCACGGACTTGCCGTTGTAAACGTTCGCGATATTCTTGCTATTGCTGCCGAGCTGGAGGGTGGCAATGAATGACCACTTCGGCCGTGGCACCATGCTTGGTGCGGTAATTGGGATGACCTCCCTTTCAACCATCTACTTTCTGTTTTATGTAATTCTCAAGCCGGCAACACCCAATGCGTCTGCATCCAAGAATAACTTTGAGGTTGTGGACACTTACAAGGGCTGTGACGTCATTCGCTGGAGTGAGAACAGTATCGCTGAATACAAGTACTTTCTAAACTGCCATGCTCGTCACTAAAGTTTTCGATTTGAATTGCCCCGTGTGTGAGGCCATGGGCGCGTACGATAAGTCTGTCGTTTCGGAGTTGGATTTGAAGACCGAAGCGGTCAACTTAGATAATCTCCTCAGCCTCAATAACGAGAACGCGTTTGAGTGCATGATCGCCCAATATGTGGAGCAGTACGCGTGCAACGCGGACTACACCTTGGATCTTCCAGCATACATCGTCACTGAGGGTAAAAAATATCTTGGCCACATCGTTGGCGAACAAACCGCCAAGGAACTGAAAGAGAAGTTGGCGGAGATCATTGATGGGTCGAATCAGAAAGATCAAAATGTATCCAGTTTTGGGGGGTGAGGGCGAAGAGGCTTTCATCTTCAACGAAACTGAGACTCAATACGAGGTGTTCTTTCCAAGCGGCACCGACTATGACATTTTCTTCTTCGACAAGGAGACCTTACTTAGTTTAGACAGTAATTACCAACTCATCCATGCGGAGATTTTGTGAATTGGGACTTGGCAAGCACGCGTTAGCCCACATTTCTGGGGCCGATTTTGCAGACCTGAATAGCAGGGAAAGGCTGGAGGACGCGTTCAGACGAACCGTCACCACTTTTGGTTTGGCGGCTCTCTATGAGCCACAAATCCACCAATTTGACCCCCAGGGGCTGACCGGCATCATCTTGCTGGCCGAATCACACATCAGCATCCACACGTGGCCCGAAGAAGGGAAAGCGGCTGTGGATGTGTTCACGTGTGGTGGTAGGGACTCACGGCAAATCGCCGAGTTCTTCTGCACCGCCATGTGCCGCTCTCACCTTGACATCACGGTGATTGAACGATGACAAAGAAGAAGAAACTGGTTAAGATCGCTCTCAAGCATCCAGAGCTCTACTCCGCTGCTGAGCTGGAATACTTCAAGAAGTGGCTTCAGTTCCGCAAGCTTCAGAAGAAGCGCGAAAAGGAAGAAAAGTCGGAAGAGTGAGGTGTACTGGGAGTTAACACTTGTTACACTATTGGTGTACTCTGCGGCTCAGACATGACCGTAACCAAAAATGAATTTGGCCAAATGAATGCCTGGGCCAAAGAACCTAAAATGTACATCGATCCCAACAAGGACTTCTCCGTGACTCACAACGAAAAAGCTGAAATGCTCAATGGCCGTCTGGCGATGCTGGGCGTGATTGCAGCCATGGGCGCCTACGCACTGACTGGACAAATCATCCCCGGAATCTGGTGATGGGAACCGGTTTCCTCTTCACCACCACGTCTATAATCTGGTTGGTCCTGCTGTTCCACTCAGTTAACCAACTCTCGAAAACGTACGACGTCTGATGGATTACGCCAACCCAACTGAGATCTGGTGGCCGCGTCCGTCGGCCCTTGATGATTTATCAGTTGAGTTTGAGGACACGGAAGACGGCGGGTTACTCATTCACTTAAGTGCTCCCGATGACACTGAGTGTGCTGAGTGGCTCGCTTATTTCCAAGAGACTCCCGAGCGGCAAGCTGCATTCCAACGGGAGTTCATGCGCACACTACTTGAACACTCACAACGAGTAACCAATGGCGAAACCTAAAACATCCCTCTCTGGTGGTAAACTGATTGAGAGCAAGCCGAAGATGTCGGCTCAAGGCCGCTCTCGGAATACCAACCTTGCCGCCACCCCCAGTCGCCCTCGTAAAAAGCGCTACCGTGGCCAAGGGTAAAATCTAATACAATTACGGTTACCCATGAAGCGTTTAACACTTCTGGCAACCACTGTCCTGTTTGCAGGCGCAACTCACGCAGCTGAGATTCGCAACGTTATCACCGATTCGGTGCAACTAACTGTAAACCCCACTGTTACTGTCACAACCCCGACATCAGCGACCTACACGGTCTCCGGAACAAACGTTGACGTTACCACACTCGGTAAGGTAGGAACAGCGGGTTCCTACGACGTCTTCACCAACGGCCAAGCTTTCTCTTTCTCAGAGACGACCGCTATTGCCGACACCTCAACTCAGGTTCATACCGCTGGCACTGCAGGAACCCTCGCAGGAACCCTGAGTCCAACAAATGTGGCCACAATCACAGCTGGTGGTCCCGGCTCAGAGGGAGTCATCCAGCGCTCTATCGAGCTGAGCGTGTTCGAATGAAAATCCTCCTAGTGGCTCTCATGCTGCTAGGTGTGCCCATGGGGGCGATGGCTCAAGCTGTCGTCCCCAATTTTACTAGGGGCACTGTGGATAGCAGCACAACCACAAAAACTAAAGTAACCGAGTCGGTCCATCAGATCGACTACACAACCGGCACCTCGTACACCGTGACCGGCACGAATATCAATATCCCCGCAAACCCCAAGCCAGGAGCAAATTACACAATTCAGACACAGGGCGCTCCTTTTCAGTTCAGTGAAACGATCATGAGCCCAGGGGTTGCAAAAGAGACATGGATAGAGCGCACAACAGAGCAAGACTCCTATACCAAATCCCTCTCTGTGTTTACGCAATAGTTCTGCCGGTTTTCGCACAAGAAAAACCGGTGACTAACATTGCGGGACCATCCGCTTCATCGTCTGGAAGCGTTATCAACCAAGGCGTGCAAGTCTTGAATGGTCCTTACATGTCTCAGAGTTTTGGCTCTGGAGTCGTGTGCCAAGGCGCCTCACTCAGCATATCCCCATTTGTAAACACTTTTGTTAATCAACCGTGGGACCCAGAATCTTACGGATCCCACTCACTGAGTCCAGGAATCGCTGCCACCTTTAGTGTGCCCCTCGACAATGAGGCTGTGGCCCTCTGCAAGGAGAGGGCGAAAGCCGAAACAAATAGGCAGATCGCTGAGACCGCCAAAGCCAAACTCGACTTTGAGTTAGTGCGTCTACTGAAGTGTGGTGAGGCTAAAAAGTCAGGAATCGACTTCCACCCACAATCGCCTTACTACGCCGTTTGTGCCGATGTGGTCGTCAACCGAAAGTGATTCTTGCGGCCAATCTTCTGGCCATCTTCTTTGATGGGGCGAAGTAGTTAAACCTCTTCGCTCCTTCACGCGTGAAGTGCGCTTTGATCGGTTCGTCGATGACGATGCGATGGTCCGCCTCGAAGAGTTCGTCTGATTGGATGAGGTCTCGTAAAAATTGCTCTGGGTTCTCGATAGAGGTGGCAAGAGTCTTCACTCCCTCCTCAGAATACTCCAACACGGTAACACCGTCCTTCTCATAAACCATATGGAGGACCGGCTTCACGTACTTCAGTTTGATCTTGAATTTATTCCTCACGGCCTTACTCACAGTCTCGCCCATGACTCGTCTTGCCTGATTGAAGATCATAGCGGTCGCCAAAGTTGCGGAGGTTCCGATGACGGCTGTGGTCGAAGCTTGAGCAACCTCCTTCACTGTGGGAACGTTGATGTCATGGCCCGCAATCTCAATTGTGTTTTGAGTTTCGATCGGTTTTGGTGACTCAACCATCTCAATAGGTGGCTGTGGGGGCAAAATGACTTGGGGTGTTGGTGGAATTACGGGGGGCGATTGAGGTTGGGGTTTCACCACATCCTTCTCCCTCTTTGGAGCCGACTTTTCGGTTTCCCCCGAAGTTTGCGGAGTTGGGGCGGAGAGCGGTGGGGGGAGTAGGAAAGTGGGATATTCCACTCTCGGCTGCGGCACATCAACCACAGGTTTTGGGATGGCTAGAGATGGGAGCTCAGGCCTCAGCATCACGGGAGGCGGCAATCTCTCGATTACCGGGGTTCCGATATCTATTCTTCCGATCTTTTCCATAACCGCGTTTTACCCGTGGGTAATACATGTACACGGAATCTGACGTTCTCATGACCAACCTCGGTGGCTTCTCAGAGGAAGCTCTGCAACTCTTCCAACTGGCCGCATCTGAGCGCGCATACGACTTTTCAGAAGAGGGAGAAGTCTACGACTTCACACGTTGCATGCGTCCGAACGGCACATATTACGGCACACGTGGTCAGTGCAAGAGCGGCAGCCAATCGGGTCCTGCTGAGGCTAAAGCTCCTGCTGTGCCTAAAGCTAAGGCGCCGCGCGTAGCAAAAGCACCTGTGGATAAGAACCAGCTCAAGGATGCACACCGTCAGAGCTCAGAGAAAGCAAAGGGAGCCGCACGTGCAATGAAGGAAGCCGAGAAAAACTACCGCAGCGTTGAGAAAGAACTGAAGAAGGACCCCAAAAACAAAGAACTGCGCGCTCGCTACAAGGAGGCTATCAAAGCCGCTAACGACGCTGAGCGTGCGTTGAAGCAGGCGGACCGCGAAAATGACAAAGCGGCTAGGGCCCGTGGGCGCCAGTATGATAAGGAGCAGCGTGCAATGATGACCCCGGCTCAGCGCAAAGCTGATCGTGAACTTCGTCAACGCATGAAGGAGATGGGATGAAATACCTCGAAGAGGTCTTCCGTCAGACAGCGGATGGAGGTTACTTCGACTTCACCAGGTGTCAGCGGCCTAATGGCACCGTCTATGGCACCGCCGGAAAATGCAAGAGTGGCACTGAGATCGGGGCGAAAGAGGCCTCGCAGGCTCCTCAGGCAGCTCCAGCTGCGCAGAAAGCTGGGAAGTTGGGTGGTGCCAAGGTCGGGAGCGAGAAGCGTCTCCTGGCTCTCTCGGTGGGCCAACTGAAGCAACTCCGTGAGGATCCCCGCCTCTACGATTATCAGAAGAAGAAAATTGACGATATAATTGCCAAGAAGGGAGCTCAGCCTTCAGCCACACCCGCGGCGAAAGTTGCTCGTCCAGTGAATCCGAAAGTGGCGGCGAAGGTGGACAAAGCGATGGCCGCCGCGCCGCCAAAGACGAAGGCTCAGGAGTGGGCTGAGAGAAAGAGAATTCTCGAAGCTCAGAAGCAGAGCATGGATTATATCCGTGATAAGTACGCCAAGGAACTTGGCCACCCACCCTCGAGAGTTGGGAGGGAGGCGAATGAGCTTAATAAGCGATTCAAAGCCAATAATCTTCCTTCAGACGATGCCCACGCCAAAGCCACAATCAAACTGTGGAAGGAAGAGCCTGAGGCCATGAAAAAGAACCGCCTCGAGAGGGCGGAACGTGAGCGTCAGCAAGGCCTCAAGATGCCGAAGGAGCAGCGCCGGAAGGAGATCTCGAAGATGATCGACGACTTGCCGAACCAGTGGTATGGCAAAGACATCGAGAGCGTCACTCAGAGCATCAAAACTCTGAAGAGCTTCATGGAGAATCCGGAGCTCGACACCATCGAGCATCGTAACAAACTCGTTGCTCTTCGAGCCTATCGCGTGAAGCTCGTTCGCGCTGAGATGGAGAAGCGGAAAGCTCTCGGCGTGAGTGCTCAACAAGCAGTAAAGAACTCCCCCACCTACACCTCCACCCCTGGCTCGAGTAAACCCGTCCCGACCAGCAAGCTCGGCCCCAAGGTTGGTGAGTATCTCGAGAAGAAGAAAGAGGTTGAGGAGCTCGACAAGAAGCTCAAAAAGCTCGAGGGTTTGCCGTGGGAGGAGAGAAAGACGAAGGGTTATCAGGCGATGGACGATCGCCGCATGACTCTCAATGGCGAACTCATCCGCCTTGAGAGACAGCGCGACTTTATCCCTCTCGCGGATATTTACAAGGCGCAGGGCTACGACGCCAAGCCCGTCGTTGTCGCCACTCGCGGGGATCTTGAGCGCCGCGATGATCTCCTGAAGAAGTCGAATGGCGACCCGATCATCCTCTATCGTGGAGTCACCGAACAACAATTTGCCGACCAGTTCCGCGGTTTAGGCAATGATGGGGGAGTTCATTATCCTGGCCAGGGAATCTACGGAAACGGCACTTACGCCGCCTCTCCAGTCAGCAACTCCAACCGCAAGCAAGCGGAGAAGACAGCACGAGATTATGCTGGCTCTGCCGAGGGAGTTGATGCTCGTGTGACCGCCTTCGCCTTCCGCAACGATGCGAATGTGAAGACATTTGAGGGAACAACACAGCAGGAGAGATTCGACAACTACGTCAATTGGTCTTTCGAAATTCAACGACAGGCCAAAGAACGAACTGGTGTCCCTGTCAACGACACAGGCCACGCCGCTGCTATAATGGGAGTGCACGCATATCAGGTCCCTCAGGGATACGAGGAGGACTACTTCGTAATTCTCAACCGCGGCGCCACAATTCAAGCCGTCGACGCACAGATCTAACATGGACATCAACGAACCAAGCAACAGTCGGCAACTCTCAATTCTCATTCAGGGACTGAGACCAGATGAGCAGGCGGTCTTCATCAAGGAGGCCCGCAATGCCAAGGATATGGATTCCTTCATCAAATTCTTCGTCAAGACCTTCAAATGAGCCTCTTCTTCGCCGCCTTCTTCGGAAGTCTCGCCGGCCAAGCGGTGGCCTTCTGGGTCATCGGGTGGCTCGCCCAGAGAACCGAGAGAAAAGCCCTCGAAGCCCTTGTCGAGAAAGAGGTTGAGCGCATGACGGCCTATGCCAAGCTGGAAGGCTGAGGTGTACCCGTCTGGGCGCGTGGTATAATTAATAAGAAACCAAACAACGCTATGAACATTTTTGCTGTCGACGAAGATCCAATCCTTGCCGCAAGGATGCTTCCGGATAAGTTGGTAGTGAAAATGCCTGTGGAGAGCCTTCAGATGCTCGCTCCATGGGCCTTCAACACACACGGTATTCTCATTCAAAAGCCTGACGGCGGTGTGTACGGCACCAAAGGTTTTGCCAACCATCCCTGCACGAAGTGGCAGTATGAAGACCCAGCGAACGTAGCGTGGCTATTGCTCCACGCATTCGGGCTCTGCGCGGCTTACACTGAGCGATACGGGAAAAATCACGGCATTCTCCCTGCTCTCTTTCAGATCGCACAAATCTACGAGGAGAAGCACGGCCTTCCGTCAGAACATTTCAAATCACACACTCCGTTCCCACTGGCAATGCCTGCCCAGTTCAAGAACGAAAGCGACCGCGTTGGTTCTTATCAGCGCTACGTGAACGAGACGAAAGGTTACGCCGTTTGGCGTTACACCGAGCCTCCTTCATGGTGGGACGAAGAGGTTCATCGTCCGGTTCGGGAAGAATACCTCAGTCAGCGGGCCCTCAAGCGATCAACAAAGGTAAAGGATGAGCATCCGAAAGTATCGGCAGCCCTATAAAATTGACGGGAAGTTTGAATTCCCAAAGTATTTCGAAGTCTATCAGAAAGCTGTGGCTTCGGTGTGGAGACCCCAAGAGGTCTCCTTTGAATCAGATGTCCGCGACTGGCAAAATGCTAGCGTGGATGAGAGAGAAATTATCGGCGGAATCCTTCGTGGTTTCACCCAGCTTGAGTGTTACATCGGTGACCACTGGGCCAGCATCCCTCAGATGTTCCCTAAACACGAGATCGCCGCCATGGCTCGTGCATTCTCCTTCTCTGAAGTGGTGCACGCCGAGTCCTACAATCTGCTCTCTGACACCCTTGGGATCGATGAATTTGAAGCATTCCTCGGTGATCCCGTCGCACGACAAAAGATCGACTATTTCCTCTCTGAGAAGGGAGATAAAGTCGCATTGGCAGTATTTTCAGGTGCTGGAGAGGGTGTTAGCCTTTTCAGTTCATTTGCTGCTCTCCTCTCTCTCAACCTCAGCGGCAAATACAAAGGCATCAGCCAGATCATCTCATGGTCAGCACTAGATGAGCAACAGCATAGTGATGGCGGTATCGCTCTGTTTCGGGATCTGGTGGTGGAAGAACCTCTTACCGAAGAGGAGACGAACGAGATCTTTGAGGGTTTTCAGCAGGTTGTTCAAAACGAGTACGCCTTCATCGACAAAATCTTCGAGAATCGCTCGTTGACAAACATCACAGCTTATGACCTCAAACAGTACATCCTTTTTCGTGCCAATGACCGCCTTCGTGCTCTGGGCATTGACCGCTCTTTTCTTTTCGACAGCGAAGGAGCCAACCGAATAAAGGACTGGTTCCACCCACTCATGGCGGGCGCTACCTCAACCGACTTCTTTGCGCAGTCCAAAGATGGTAGCAACTACATCTCGAAGCCTACGCAGGACTTCAGCTCAGTCAATCTTCGTAACATCAACCTCGTTCTTTCATGACAGATCACTCTCTTGTTGTTCCCGAATGGTTGTCTGACGAGGGTCTACAAACGCTTTCAGCGGGTTATCTCCTTCCTGGGGAAACCCCAAAGGCGATGTTCAATCGAATAGCAAAAGCGGCGGCAGTAACCAATGACGATCCAACGTTGCTTGACGATCTGTTTACGTGTCTATGGAACGGTTGGCTTGGCCTCGCTTCTCCCGTGGCTGCTAATTTCGGGACGAGTCGAGCCCTACCAATTAGTTGC